CCGCTGAGAGGGCGTCGCGCAGCACCTTACTCCGAAGAGGAAGGTGCTGCTTCTTTGCCTGCTTGGTCGGTTGGAGACGGGCAGCGCGCGGCTCGTCCCTCCGTCTCCCCAACAACCAGCTCCGAGAGCGCTAGCTCCGCAGCTACCACCAGCTCGTCGATCAGGAACGCTCCGGCGCTCCCACTCTTCGAGTCGGCAGAAAGCAGGTTGGCGACTGGACCCGCCATCCGTGTCGTTCCCTCGGGTTCGGCATCGGGGTCGTAGTCCATTCCCGGCATCTGGAAGGCATCAATGTCCTCCCATGTCTTGCATTGCTCGAGGTCTTTGAGCCACTGCTCCAGCTCTGCAGCAGTAAAATTGAGCTGGTCAGCAATGGCCTCTGTCATCATAGGAACGTCATCGTCCTCGACGCAGTATGGTCCCCCGGCAACGCGGTAAAACATGTCCCGGTCAGTCGCAAGGAGGTGGGCCGCCTCCTGTGTGAGCACAAGACTGCTGCCGTCTGAGTCGATCTCAACAATGCCATCAAATGAGCGGAGTTCGACGTCGTACATCCTTGCGACTGCGATAAGGTACTCGCGTATCCCTGGTGTTCGGGAGTCGGTCGTCCAGTAGCCGCGGAGTTTGAGCTTGTACTTCTCAATGTCGAGATTGCTCGCGATTGAGAGTTTGCGACATGCTTTGGGCACGTCAGCATACGATGCCAAGCTCTCCAAAGGCCTTGGATAATACCGCCCCAGGAAGAAAGTTCCGTCCTGAGGGCGGGTAAACGCCACCTTGAGCTTCATCCCAATTGCCTCGGTGAAGAAAATGGCCGAGGCACCCCAGTCATCGTCGGAAATGCCTGGGAGATGTGGCCCAACTCCATCGTCGCCGAATTTCGGCCCGATGACGACGTAGGGGATGCTGTAGAAATCGATGCTGTTGCTCTTGAACATGAACCCGCCCCAGTAAAGGTGCGTAAGGTCGCCACTGTTCTCCGCATAATACTTCAATGCTTTGCGGATGGTGGTTTTCTTAACAGTTTTCAAATCCAGCTCCTCCCAGTCTGGGTGACGCAACCGATGCGTGCTCTTGGTGATTGCAAGACACGTAGAAACATACTCAATGAAAGCGGACACGACGGTGTTGAGTTCGGTTGTAACGCCGGAACCGCTGTTGTTCTTGAAGCCGGTCTTAATTGGCCTGCCATTGAGCATGGTCGTGAGGTCCACATTGTCTGCGAGTACTGTCTTAACTTCCTCGTAGTCATTTGGGTGGACGAACGCCAAGACGAATTCAACGAAAATCGAGTAAATGTACTCACTGATTGTCTCGTCCATCTTGGAGTAATCCGTGTCGTGCATCCCGCTCACCTGGCCATCCTCATCGATGTTTGACGCCTCCATGGCAATTTCCGTGATCTTGCGGATTGCCATGGCGATGTCGGTGGGAGAGTTGCCAGGTTGGTAGAACTCGCAGTGTTTGAGTACTTCCTTAACAAGGAGGCCGACTCGTCCTGTCTGAATGGCCATTTCCTCGGTGTACTGCGTAATTCCACGGGGCGCGGTGCTCGCTTTCGGTGCAACCTCGTGCTTAAGGTTTGTCTTAGGCATCGGATCGCGAGCGACAAGTTCGGCATGACGCTGTAGACGCGCAGCCTGCAACCTCTGAGTGCGCTTGTCGTAAATGACGTGGCGCGCGCACAGAGTCACAGATCCCTTGGCGATGCCGGATTCGCCAGAGACTTGATCAATGAAACGCGGAAGCAACAGCGAAACGATCTCCTTAATGTTCTCGGTAGGATCGATCTTATTGCTGAACTCCCTGAGGCGTTTATGTTCATACGCATCATGCGCGGCTTTGGACTTTGTATCTGCCACGCCTGGACCGCCGCCAGCAATGTTCGGTGCTGCATGAACGGCGTTCCCTTCCTCGGCTATGTCCTCGTCAAGTGACCCAGCTTGAGAGGTGTACATGATGTTAGGCCAAGGGCGAAACTCGGTGGGTATCCCGAAGTAAACCACTAGAAGCGGTTCAATCCCTCCGGGGCGCCACATTAGGTGCATCTGAGCCGTACGCTTGACCTCCGAGGTGCCATACCCTTTAGGGCGGTTCTTCCCCATGCGGTCGAAGACTTTGTAAACGTTCTCAGACAACTCCACCGAGGTGTCAGGGCCCCTATCGTAAGCGTACTTAATGCTGTACGTGGGGCTTTGGGTCTCACCGAACAAGCCCATAAGCATTGTGTCCTGCTTGAGCTTTGACTCTCCTGGAACGATGACGACGTTATTCGCCTTCTTAAGGGCGACGCCTTCAAGGGGAGATCCTTGAGCCACACAAAGCATCATGTCGCAAACTGACTTCGACAAATTGGTTGTCGTGTTGCGTGCCAGCCACACCCACTTATGGTGAGTGCTTTTCTGGTATTGGATGCAGACGTTGTACGTCGTAAATGCGGTCTTACCAAGGTGTTCGATGAAGATGAAGTCATTGGCCGCGTAGTCCCAAGGGCGCTGGTCTGTGTAAGTTGCGCCGTTGATCGATGCGACGCGCTCAGTGACAACCACGTCACCTCGCGTCGAAATCGTGTAGTACCACACGGAATCGGTGCCAACACCAGCGAGCTTGTTATACTCTGGGGTGATGATCACCATGTTCTCACCGGCATACTTCTCAAAGCTGTCGATGTACATGTCCTGGTCATTGAACGTGTACACCATGCCTGGCTGGAACTTCCCATCCGGATTTGGATGCTGCAGGTCCTTGATAGTATGGACTTCGCGTCGGCCCGTGGTGCCCTTGGCATCACGCGCAGTGTCACTGACGCTTTCATCATACATCTGGTAGCCCGCGGCATGCAAAGCCTCGCGCGTGGCGGCGACCCCCACCTTTCGGTTAGAGCCAGCCACCGGATGGTTGCTTCCGTTGCTCGCAATCACACCAGGCGACGCGCTGGGCGGCACGAAATCCTGGGCGAGAGTGCGGAAGATGGAATGGCCACTTTGTTTCTGATCTTTACGTGGCCGCTTCCGCGGAGTCGAATCGAAAGCGTGCGTCTTGGTCTCTGCACGAATGAGAGCAGTGACCAGACGCTGCGCACGGTCTTGGCCAGAGACCTCAGTTGAAGAGTCCGACAGCCACCACCTCGTATTGCCATGCAAGGTGGCGCTTTGTACCGCAGAGCTCTTGATCTTCTCGAGCTCGTGTTTGAGGTACTTGCCGGCAACTTCGCTCACGGGAAAGCAGAATATTTTAATATCCCGTGATGCGATCTTGGCAACTGTGCGCAGCCACGGCAACCGTGCGGAATCCTCGGCTAAGAGAGCTTCCTCGGTGTCATGGCGTTCGTCATAAATGAGCAATGCCTCGAGAAAACTCGAGACGTGCTCTCCAACCCCTTTGCGCACCGCAGGGACGGACGTCTCGTCACGTGCGGTATGAACCCCAGGTCGGTTAGGACAGGGCGCGAAGGGCTGGCACCCGCTGGACACTGCCGACGGCGATCGCTCTGCCTCTTTGCGGAAGCAGTGGGCGAAAAACTCGCGAAATTCGTCGACGCATGTCTGCTCGTTAGAGCTGTCAGCTGGCACAACCGAATGCTGATTGAGCGTAGGCATGTCGCAAAACCCATTGCCCATGTTGCTAAACGCGGACAAAGTGGGATAATGGCGAGATTCGCTCATGACTCGGCTGTCACGCCTCGCAAGGCGCGGAAAAA